AATGGTGACAATGTGACAAAGTGCGTTTGTCCGTTTTGTCACAATTCACAAAATAGTTGCGGGAAGTATTGACGGCGGCGGGTGATCTATAAGAGAAAGAACCCAACAGGCGGCGAGCGGCGGAGCCGACCTGTACATCCATACAGTACCGCCACAACCGAGGGAATACACATGAGCATCAACACGTTGAAAGTAGTTCAAACAGTCGACGCAATCGCACGGGCTAGAGGGTGCGAGGTCGAGCAAGTGTCTATTAGCTTAGATAAGCGGGAAGCCGCTTTGATCTTTTTCCACCCTGATCGCGAGGTATACAGCGCCCATTCCTACGGGTGGTGGGATACCGAGGAAATGCCCAGCCACACTTACTGGGGGTCATACGATCTCAACCTAGACGGTGCGCGCCGCGTGTGGGCTGAGAAGTCGCGCCGCTTTATGGAGGGTTACTAATCATGGAAGCACTCGCACTAGCTTTAGCGATACCGATGGGCCTTTTATTTACGGGCGCTTTTATTTACTGCGCGTGTTTTGTCGCGCACATCATTCGGGAGGAGTTCAAATGTCAGTAGAACAAGCAATTGATCAACGGAAACAGAACCAGCGACACGTGGAGATGATCGCACGCGACATCGAGCACGGGCTGGAGATGGAGGAGCACCACGACGGGTACGATTCAGATTACCCCGATCAGATCATGACGGGCTTCGATTATCTCGCCGATGCGCTCGACTTCGAGTACATCCTGTCTAGTGATCGCGAGTTCAAGAGCGCGCGCGTTTTGGTCGCGTTCGGCGGTCCTACCATCTGGATTGATTTTGAGCGTAAGGCGGTCGATCTGTACTGGTGGGGCGATCGTGCGACGGCTTATTTCAACGGGGACGCTATGGGCATCGAAGAAGCCCTGCGCGATCTCTTTTACTGCTAGAGGAGGAAGGGACATGCGACACACAACAAAACAGGCGGATACCCGCCCAATGGTCCAGCAATACACCGTGCGAGCCAATCGCGGGAAACCGCGCATCTGGATAGAGGGAAAGCGTCTGAGCTTTGCCGGTCTGTCGGTCGGTGATCAATTCGACATGACTAGGGCACTTGGACAGCTCCTGATTCAGAAGCGCGCCAATGGTGCACGGAAAGTCAGCGGCAAGGGTGAACGCCCGATCATTGACCTAAGCGGGGCGAGCTGTGCCCCGTTCAACACTGGAGACGCCGTGGCGATCGAGTACCGCGCCAACGGGATCATCGTTATTAGATCGGAGGGCGCGCAATGACTAGGGACGAAATCACCGCACTCGCTAACAGCCTGAGTAACGACAACTTCGTGGAGCTGTTTAACCACTTCGCGGATCGTTGCCACGTATTCAGTGGCTCGCTTGGACGTTGTGGCATTAGTTCTGAGGTGACGTGGGCCTGTCTCAATGGGTCCACGATTCAGATCAACACCGAATCGAGCGACCTCGACTCAATGGCGGATGATCCATTCTTTCGCCACGCATTGGAGCAATACGCGAAGGAGGGCGCAGAATGAGCTACCAGTTCACCCGCGTTGATAGTAAGTCGCGCCCGTTCCCGCCGCGTAAGTCTCACCTGAGAGCGTGCAAGGATGCCGGAGACTACGTAGACAGTACCGCGCCTGCAGTGGCTCAGGGTTGGCTAGTGTGGCTCGATGGCGTCGACGATCCTGACTTCGATGAGCGTGAGTCTGACTATGATTACGTCGAGCTTGTCTACCGTTACGGATGCGATGAGGGCGAAGCCGTACGCCTAGCGCGCCGGTGGCTATGGGATCAGATCGAGATCATCGAGACCTAGCGCCGCCGCATTACCTACCATGCCCGCCACTGTGCGGGCTTTTTTTTGCCTGTACGCTTTACCCCGCCCTAAAATGCGCTGTAAGCGATTCTATCGCCCTACCCTGTACCATGGCATACCCTAGCCACTGAAACGCGCTGAGAGCGCGCTAGAAGCCCTCACAATGGGGGTTTCACTGCCTACGCTAACCCATGCCCTACGCTGTGCAATCGGCAGGGCTTTTCTGTGCCCTCTTACCACTGGGCTGTGCCGCTGTGCTCAATCGGCGCGGAATCGTGCCCCGCTCGCCCTCAGATCTGGACCCGTGCCGCTATCCCATGGCTACCCCTGCGATTTTGCCCGATCGGGTGCTAGACCTGTATGCATGTACAGTATCGAGGCTGGGCCTGTCGTGGCAGGTCGTCGGGTCCTCCTCGCCGGTCAGCTCACGGGTGCTGGCGGCGCGCGCTGTACGGCTAGAGATGGAATATCAAAAACCTAACTTAGAACGATTCGTTATAAACGATTCTGTTTGCACAGACTATATGGTTATATATGATGATTAATATGATGATTAGAGTACGGAAAAGCGTACTACTGTTAGTACGGAATTCCATACTACTGATAGTACGGAAAAGCATACTACTGGAGGAGCAATGCCGAGCACGGGTGGAGTCAAGTTAGGATCGTCATACGACGAGGCCAGAACAAGGAAGGTTAATGCGGAAGCAGAGATCGCAGAACTAGAGTTAAAGAAGATACATAACGAGTTGGTTAATGCCGACGATGTCGTACAAGCATGGACAGATGTTTTGGGTTCTGTTAAATCTCGCCTATTATCCATCCCAACGAAAGCCGCGCCTGTTGTTGCGGCAGAGACTAACGCTGGAATGTGTCAGAAGATTGTGGAAGAGCTGATACAGGAAGCACTAGAAGAATTGAGTAGATATGACCCAACGATCAGCCCAACGCAATCGACTGCAAGCCAAACTGAAGAAAGCGATGGGAGTGCTGAAGCCACCGCCAAGCCTAAGCGTAAGCGAGTGGGCAGACCGAGAAAGACGGCTGGACTCGCAAAGTAGTGCTGAGCCTGGCAGATGGTATACATCAAGAGCTGAGTACCAAAGGGGGATAATGGATGCGTGCTCTGATCCTGAGATCCAAGAAGTCGTTGTCATGGCTGGAGCACAGCTTGGTAAGACTGAGGCTATTCTTAATATTATTGGGTATCACATTGATAACAATCCGTGTCCGATTCTGGTGCTACAGCCGACGTTGGAAATGGCTCAGGCGTTTTCAAAGGACAGGATTGCCGCAGGACTATTACGTTCGACGCCCGTACTTAAAGATAAAGTCAAAGATCCGCGAGCGCGTGACTCAGGTAACACAACGTTGCACAAGGTTTTTGCGGGAGGCGCGATCACTATCGTTGGTGCAAATTCTCCGGCAGGCTTGGCGAGCCGCCCCATAAGGATCGTACTTTGTGATGAGGTCGACAGATACCCAACATCCGCTGGCACGGAAGGTGATCCAATCTCACTCGCTCGGAAACGTAGCGCTACATTCTGGAACCGAAAGGTCATCATGGTCTCGACTCCAACGAATAAAGGAGCATCGCGTATCGAGGATGCTTATAGCAAGTCTGACCAACGCCAATATCATGTGCCTTGTAAACATTGCCACCATTCTCAAGTCCTCAAGTGGGCCAATGTAAAGTGGGATGATAGTCAGCCCGAGACTGCAAAGTATCTCTGTGAGGAATGCGGCGTTCTCTGGACTGAGGCTGATCGTGTCTGGGCGATCCGCAACGGTGAATGGATAGCTAAAGAGCCGTTTAAAGGTATCGCCGGTTTCGCAATCAACGGTCTGTGCTCACCTTGGACACCACTTTCGGACGGAGTTAGGGACTTTTTGTCCGTTAAGAAGAATCCTGAGCAGTTACGTGTATGGACGAATACGTATCTTGGCGAAACTTGGGAGGATGCAGGTGAACGCCTAGATGATTTTGAGTTGGCCGACAGAAGAGAAGAGATGCCGTTCGTGCCTGATGACGTGATCGTGATGACGGCTGGCGTCGACGTGCAGGATAATCGCCTTGAGCTAACGGTGATTGGCTGGGGCCGAGACGACGAGTCATGGGTTTTGGATCACATCACTTTGTACGGCGATCCTTCCACACCTCAATTATGGACCGATCTTGACTCACGGCTACTGCAACAATACGAAACGGAGTCCGGTCGACTGCTAGGAATACGTGCGGCGGCGATTGACTCGGGCGGTCACTTCACTAACAGCGTCTATACCTTCTGTAAAAAGAATCAGGGGCGTCGAATCTTTGCAATTAAGGGTGTTGGCGGTGACGGAAAGGCTATTGCCGGTAAACCGAGCAAAAATAACACCGTAAAGTGCCCTTTATTCCCCATTGGTGTTGATACAGTGAAAGATTTGATGTTCTCGCGTCTGAAGATCAAAGAGCAGGGCGCAGGGTACGTACACTTCGCAGATACACTAAATGATGAATACTTTCGCCAGCTAACAGCCGAAAAAGCGGTCACACGCTTCCACAGAGGCTTCAAAAAGCGCGTTTTCGAGAAAGTAAGAGCGCGAAATGAAGCACTCGATTGTATGGTGTACGCAATAGCGGCTTATAGTATACTCGGGGTGAATGTAAATGCTTTAGCGGCTAAGATTGGCGAGTCTGAAGCACCCAGAAAACAGGAAGAAGCACCCGAAAAGCGGCCAGAGCCATTCGTTCCAAGGCTTCCGCGTAAGGGAAACTTCGTGAACTCTTGGCGATGATAAAGCATGGCAAACTTATTCGACGCTTCCAATGCACCAGAAGGCGAACCTACTGAGATAGTCGTTGGTGACTTCATCCAGTGGAAGCGATCGGATCTGGTCGATGATTACCCTCCAGCGGAGTATTCTGCGGAATATGTAGCAAGAATCACGGGTGGAGGGGCTAATGAAATCAAAATAGCCGCTACCGAGAACCCAAGCTACTACTTATTCACAGCAGATTCAGCTACTAGCGCTGATTTTGCGGTTGGTTTGTATCACTGGCAGTTGGAAATTACACAAACTAGCTCAGGAAACCGGATTGTCGTCGATATTGGCGACTTTGAAGCTATTCCTGATATGGATAACAACCAAGCTGATCCTCGGATACACGCAGAGATCATGGTTAAAAAGATCGAGAGCCTTTTAGAGGGAAAAGCGGACGCAGATGTCGCTTCTTACTCGATAGCGGGGCGCTCTTTGACGAAATTGGGCTTTTCAGAGCTTGTTGAAGCTCGTGACTACTACCGGAAGGAGGTAGCGAAGCATAAAAGCGACAGTTTGGTCAAAAGAGGCAAGAAAAACGGCTCTACCATACAGGTAAGGTTCTGATATGGGTATTTTTGACAGGTTTAGGGGTAAAAAGCCCGAAGAGAAGAAGATCTTCAAGCGCTCGTATCACGCGGCAAGCCCAAGTCGGCTTTTTGCGGACTATATCGAGTCAGAAAGGTCTCCAGACAGTGAATTGTACCCAGTTATCGCCAGAATGCGCGCTCGATCGCGTGATTTGGCCCGAAATAACGAGTATGCACGTCGATATTTCAATCTACTCAAGACTAACGTAGTTGGTGAGCACGGTTTTAAGTTGCAGGTTAAGGCACTAGATCCTCGTGGCGCGCTAGATACCGATGGCAATCAGAGCATCGAAACAGCGTTCAAGGTATGGGGGAAGCGAGGAAACTGCACTGCTGACGGCAAAATGTCTTGGGTCGACGTGCAAAAAATGGTGGTGGAAGGTCTCGCACGGGATGGCGAGGTCTTCGTGATCAAGCATCGAGGCAACGCATTCCACGATTCGTTTGCGTTAGAGTTCCTTGAGCCAGACCAGATCGATGAGAAGAAGAACGAGCGCTTAGACGGCGGTCGAGAGATACGAATGGGCGTAGAACTCGATAAGTTCAAGAAACCCATTGCATATCATGTACTTACGTCTCACCCAGGGGATTATGATTTTGCCTCTATGGTGAAGTCGCCTAAGCACAAGCGCGTACCGGCAGAGCAGATGATCCATGTCTTCATGCCTCTGCGTGCAGGACAGACGCGCGGCGAGCCTTGGATGTCGTCAGCGATGGCAAGCATCAAGCAGTTAAACGGCTGGCGTGAGGCATCTATCGTAGCGGCACGTATGGGCGCATCCAAGATGGGCTTCTTTACGTCACCTAGCGGCGATGGCTTTGTAGCAGATGACCTAGATGGCAATGTGCCAATCATCGATGCTCAGCCTGGTACATTCCATCAGCTTCCGCAGGGCGTTGATCTGAAAACATTTGATGTTGGCTATCCCACGAGTGAGTTTGACAGCTTCCATCGGTCGGTACTGAAGGGCATCGCATCGGCGCTTGGCGTTTCGTACACGTCACTGGCTAACGATTTGGAAGCAACATCCTATAGTTCGATTCGTCAGGGCGCGCTAGAGGAGCGAGACTTCTATCGTAGCGTTCAGCAGGTTATGACTGATCACTTCGTGCGTCCTGTTTACGAGGCATGGCTTGAGGCGGCAATGGAAGTTGACACGCTGTTTATGCCTATAGCGACTTACGACAAGTTTTCTACCGCATCAGAGTTCCGTGGCCGAGCATGGAACTGGGTTGATCCTATGAAAGAGATGAACGCGGCAGTTCTCGGCATGAAGAACGGCATATTGAGCTTGCAGGACGTTGCAAGTCAGTACGGCAAGGATACCGAGGAGCTTTTGGCTGAGATCCAACGTGATAAGAGCTTAATGGAGCAATTTGGTATTAAGTACGCATTAGAGCCTTACGGTTCGACGCAGATGGGTATTGAGCCAGACATCACTGGAGATGACGATGGCGAAATATAAGGGTGAAGACATTGATCTTAAACCGACTGAAGGGATGGTTGCCGAGGCTAAGCGTGGTTTGGATTGGCGCAAGGAGCATGGTCGGGGTGGCACTGAAGTCGGTGTTGCTCGCGCTCGTGATATTATTAATGGGCGGGAGCTTTCTCCTAGCACTGTGCGTCGCATGTATTCTTTTTTTAGTCGACATGAAGTTGATAAGAAAGGAAAAGGATTTAGTAAGGGTGAAGAAGGATGGCCAAGTGCGGGACGCATAGCTTGGGCATTGTGGGGAGGAGACGCAGGTTTCTCTTTCTCGAAGGCAAAGGTAAAGACGCTCGATGCAATAGATGAGAGGTGTGACGAGATGGACATTGAAACTAGGGCAGAAGCTGGCGATCTCAAGGTCGGCGACATGGTGAGCTGGCAAAGCTCAGGCGGTCGTGCGAGAGGCAAGATCGATCGTATTGTCACGGATGGTAGCTTTGACGTTCCCGACTCTGACTTTACGGTGACTGGCACTGAGGATAACCCAGCGGCTTTAATCACACTCTATCGCGATGGTGAGCCTACAGATCGCAAGGTCGGCCATCGTTTCTCTGCGTTGACTAAGATCGATGATCGTATGGGCCATGACGAGGAAGAGCGTCATATCAAGAATGTGACTGAGACCGATGACTCTTACATCATAGAGTTCGGTAAGTCCGAAGAGCCAGAAATGGCAGTAGAAGAAGAGGAGGAGAGATCTATGGTAGACCCAGATTACTCCCAGCGTTCCATGTATATGGACGCATCACCAATCAATGAAGACGAGCGTCGCGTATCGATGGCCCTTAGTTCGGAAGAGCCTGTCGAGCGTTCGTTTGGCATTGAAGTATTAGAGCATTCATCAGAGGCAATCGACCTGAGCTTCCTAGCATCAGGGCGTGCACCGTTGTTGCTCGACCATGACCCACAGAAACAAGTGGGTGTAATCGAATCTGTCGATCTCGATGGCTCGGCACGGCGTCTCCGTGCGACGGTCCGTTTTGGAAAGAATGGACTTGCTAAAGAGGCTTTCGACGATGTTGTTGATGGCATACGCGCAAACGTGTCTATTGGATACGCTATCAACAAAATGGAGCGTCAGGACAAAGACAAGTACGTCGCAAAGTCTTGGCGTCCCGTAGAAGCTAGTTTGGTATCAATTCCAGCGGATGTCTCTGTTGGTGTTGGTAGATCAAGCGAGCCTACAACCGAAACCGTAACCGTAACTGTTAGAGAGGAAACTCCCATGACTAATGAAGTAGATGTTGCGGCAATCGAGTTAGAAGCTCGTAAAGCCGCCCAAAAAGATGCCGCTCAAATTGTTGAGCTTGGCGCACGCCACAATCAGTCAGACATGGCTAAGCGAGCAATCGCAGAAGGTCGTTCTGTAGCTGAGTTCCGTGGTGAATTGTTGGATGTAATCGGTTCAGAGCGTGCTCTTGAGTCGCAGGACATCGGCATGACCGACAAAGAACTCAAGAAGTTCTCTCTCGTTCGCGCTATCCACGCTTTGGCTAACCCAACTGACCGACGCGCTCAAGAAGCCGCCGCTTTTGAATTCGAGTGTTCAGAAGCCGCCGCTAACGAGTTTGGTCGTGCCGCTCAAGGCATCATGCTCCCAACAGACGTACTGCGTACTTGGAAGCGTGACCTTAACTCATCAGATGAGTCAGATCTGTTCAGCGATGATTATCGTGGGACTGACTTCATCGATGTCTTGCGTAACGCATCAAGCGTCATGCAAGCCGGTGCACGTACTCTGAACGGTCTGTCTGGTGACGTTAAGATCCCTAAGAAGACTGCCGCCGCTTCTGCCGCATGGATTGCGTCAGAGGGTGGAGCCGCTACTGAGTCAGAAATGACTGTCGGTAACGTTTCGATGACACCCAAAACTTTGGGCGCATTCACAGATGTCACCAGGCAGTTAATGATTCAGTCAAGCATGGACGTTGAAGCTCTGATCCGTGACGATCTTGCTCAAGCTATCGCTCTTGCGATCGACTTGGCTGGTCTCGAAGGCTCAGGCTCAAGCGGTCAGCCTACTGGTATCTTGAACACCTCTGGTGTCAACACTGTAACTAACTTCGCGGCGGCTAACCCAACCTTCGCTGAAGTTGTAACTCTGGAAACTGCTATTGCTGAAGACAATGCTCTTATGGGCAACTTGGCATACATCCTTCCAGCGGCAATGTACGGTGCACTCAAGACTACTGAGAAGGCGTCTGGCACAGCGCAATTCGTTGTTGAGCCTGGTGGCACAATCAATGGATACCGCGCAATCGTGTCTAACCAAGGAACTGCTGGCAACCTTTACTACGGTAACTTTGCAGACCTCTTGGTTGGCTTCTTCGGTGGCCTTGACCTAGTAGTAGATCCATACACTGCATCAACAACTGGTACTATCCGCGTTGTTGCTCTTCAGTCTATGGATGTGGCAGTACGCCACGCAGTTAGCTTCGCATTCGGTAACGACGGCTAAAGCATGATCCCGCCCTTCGGGGCGGGTTTTCTCTAAGGAGGAAGTATGAAGTACGAAGTAATCAAAGGTTGTGTAATCGCTGGCAAAAGCTGTCAGGTCGGAGAGGTAGTTGAACTTGATGAGCGTTTGGCGCGATCACTGATGGGTATCGGTCGAGTGTCTCCGGTAGATGAGTCAAAGACTGTAAATCGAGCAGTCGGCGTAGAAGGCGGTGAAGAGAAGCCCAAGCGACGCACTCGTAAGCCTAAAGAAGAAGTGCAGGAAGAGGCTGAGTAATGCCAGTAGAAGTTGCGGCTGATCGCAGTATTTTCCTTGCCGACTTTGGCGTGTCCTGTACGGGCAAGCCGATCTTTGGGCAGGAGACTACGTTCACTGCCATCTTCGACGCACAACATGCGTTAGAGGATGCCGGTGGATTTGTAGCATTTTCTGTAGATCAGCCACGACTTACCTGCAAGTCAGGAGACATATCAACCTTGCAAGAGGGCGATACTGTTATTGTGCCGGTTGATGGCACGAACGTGGATTATACGATTAGGGTTGTCATGCCAGATGGCACAGGAATTACTGAACTGGCTTTGGAGAAGCAATGAGCCATATCAGAACCCGAATCAGGCATAATCTTGTTACTACGCTGACAGGATTGACTAGGACGAAGGCGAACTGCTTTGACACACGGGTGTTTGCAGTTCACAACGACATTCTGCCAGCGATCTGCGTTTATACACAAAGCGAGACTACGCGCTACCCAACGATGGGACCGCCAAGGACGCTACAGAAAAGACTCGTCGCTAGAATCGAAGTGTACGTTAAGATGACTGGAACGTACGACGAAATGGTCGATGAGATATGCGCTGACATAGAAGAGGCGCTTTACACGGATTTGACTAGAGGTGGGCTTGCTGAAGATACGCGCCTTATCTCTGTCGACACAGACTTCTCGGCTGACGGTGATCAACCTGTCATGGTGGGTAGGCTTA